CTTATGTAATGGAAATTGTGAAACCGAACCGGCATCAATGTGTTGGAAATTTAAAATAAAATCCGTATCTTTGGTTCGTATGTATACAAACGAAATAGGAAACATCAACTCATGTCCCTTTGGGGAACTCCAAACAGGCACTACTAATGTAACATCCTTCGGATTGATTAATTGTAAATCGGTATTTGACTCTATTAGGTTCATAGAGTACAAAGATAATAAAAAAAATTGAGATTACAAAACTTTATTTATGAAATTGCAATATATTTGGAAAATACAATCCCGTATTCTTTATAACATTAGATGCCAACCCAATCGATGCTCTATTGGAAGTTCTTACTCCCATGTCATCCAAAGTACCATCTACTTTATATATTGGGTCAATTGGACCTGTTATTCTCCATCTCATACCATATGTCAGCCAATATGGATTTTCTGATAATTCTTGATAAGTATTCAAATTTACTTCATACACAAATCCATTAATATCATTAGCTTTCTGAACAATATATCTTTGAATAAACCCCGATTCATAATCAAATTTATCAGGAGTTGGTACAATTGTATTTGGAATATCCAATGAATACAATTTTTTATCACTTATTAAATCTTTGTACATATTATTCGCTATTTAATCGGTATCCTGCTTCAATAGTGGTTTTCCAACCATTTTCGTTTATCCCCTGCTTAACATTTGTTATTTGGAAATATCCATTCATATTATAGATTTCGGGAACACCTTGTATTAAAAAATATTCTCCACAACTTAATCCAGACATCCCATCTATTCCAAATGATATATCCAAATAAGTTAATGCGGATACATTTGCTTTTTTAGTAATTTTATTTTGTATTAACGATGCATCTTGAAAAATCATACCAACACCTGTTTTATCTTCAGGTGTTAATTTAAATCTTAGAAATTTCTCTTTTAATACTTCAGCCATATTTTTCTTTTCCCCATCTGCATCTTCTTTTTTTTCGTTTGGTACAACCCCAAGTTTAGCTTCTTGCTCTTTATTAAATTCGGCTGCATCTTTAACAATTTCCATTTCGATTACATTAACTGAAAAATATCTATCTGCATTTTTTGCATATGATAAATCAGCTGACATATATTCATCATTGTTGGCCGCAACTGAGCCACTTTGTGCTGTTCCTGTTTTTAATGCTTGATTTAATGCTAATTGTGATGAGTATAATGCTTGAGCTTGTGCCAATGTACTTAACTCCATATTAAATGAAAATTCATGCATTATAGAACCACTTGCACCAGCTTTAAATCTATATATGTCTTTTTTATCAGCACTAGGATTGAGTACATTAAGTTTTCTATCAATTATAGTCAATGGTTCGAATGAAGCCGAATCATCCGATTTGGATAATTCTAAACTACATAAACCATACATAGAGCCATTAATTAATCCCAATAAACTATTCATAACATCGGCTTGTGTATAAGCACCATTATATAAAGTTACAAATGCATCATATTTCACAAATACATTTAATAAGTTACCACATACAGATGGAATTTCTATTGGCTTTGCATCATCATCGTATATTACAAATTTTTGTGCTTTAGCATCTTGTGATACATTAAATTTATATCCTCTAATTAATGCTTTAACAGGCTTAGCTTTATCACTTGTATCTAATATGATTATATCTTTTTTCTTTTCATCTGTTGCCACCTTTATGTCTGGCAAATATCCAGGTATAATCACATCTTCAGTCGATGACATGATATATTTATCCGAATTAATTGGTATAATTGGAATTTTTTTGGCAGAATCTTCAAAATATAAATTTGTAGCTATTTTTTGTTTTGCAACTGAATATCTTTGACTATTATTTATTATATGCAGTATCAATCTAACAGAGATGTACATATTTTTTGAAAATGTGGTATCTTTTTGGGTCGTATTCAACATACCCCAATTAAAAAATTCATTTTCCCATTTTTTTGCATCACTTAATATGCCAGTTGTTCCTGCTAATGTTTTTAAATTTATATCAGCCGCAAGTTTATTAACCCAAGTAGAATAAGTTGCAGGTTTTTGTTTATTGTTTTTCTTTTTAGTCTGACTATTATCTACACCTTGCTTAGTTGGCATCCATAATTGCAATTCATTTCCAGCTGATACAGTCAAATTAATGTTATAAGTACCATCTGCTTCAGGACTGAATGTAAAGTTTGTTACTTTTCCAGCCATAAAATCATAATCACCATTTGTATCTTCTAATGTTTTTAGATATGCCGTTTTTGCTGCTTGATATGAATCATTTTTATGTGAAAAAATTTCAAAAAATGCTTTTTTATAATCTTCGTATTTCTTTTTTGCAAATAATTTAGAATTAATTACATTTGGAAGTGGAATGTCTTGATTATTACTTAATTGACCTAAGTTTACTTTCCTATTTATATCAGTATTATGTCCATATTCCAATACCACATTCATTGATGGTCTTAGAAAAAACAATTCAAACATTTCTAATTGCTTTAAAGTAAATACTTTTATATCTACTCTAGCCTCTTTCAAAGTATTATTACCACCATCCGTATCAATTTCTAATTGAGTTATAATCGGAGTAGATACTCTCCTATTAGTTTCACCATCCACTACAATTTCTTTACCATTTAAATCATATCCTACAATCGTTTTTCCAGTTTGATATAGTTTTGGTATATCGCTAGTATTAGTTACAACACATCCATAATATGAATTTGCGGGAAACTTTTGAGATTGTATAGCTGTTCTAACGGCATCTGGGTCGCTTAATTCATTAGTTACCACAGCTGCTGAACTTAGCATTATAAATGGAGAAAGTGTATTTAGAGCTTGAGGATTACTTTCTCTAATTTCTAATTTCTTTCTAATCCAAGGTTTTAAAGGGGATAGATATGGAAATCCTGGCATAACTTATTTATTTATTGTTTCTAAATCATTCAATATTTTTGATAAATTACCAGGTATTCTTAATTGTAGACCTGGTTCAATTGAAAGTGAAGCATCATTTAGATTATTAGCAGTTGCTATTATCCACCAAAGTGATTGGTCATTATAATATTTGCTTGCTAATATATCTAATCTATCACTAGTCTCTGAAATAATATATAAATCATTATCAGATGGTTTTATTTTTGGATATATCAAACTTGCAATATACTGCTTTTTAGTATTATTGGTTATTAAATTTTTAGTATATGTGTATCTATTTGCCATTCAAATTAATTTTCATCTTCATATTGAGATGTAGTTGAATAATCTAATCCATCAAAGTTATATTTATAAACTTTTACTCCAGAAGATTTCTTACTATCTACAACCGAAGGATTTTCAATTATTTTCATTGAAAAATTAACATCTATTACCGTTGGATATGCTTGTGCAAAATATTCATCTTTTGTACTAAAATTGGGGTCAATGGATGCCCAACTTACATTATCTTCTATTGAAAATGATAAGTTGTCAACAAATCCAAAAACATTCTTATATAATCCACCAATACTTAAACTAATAAAATTAGGCGAAAATGCATATTGAGAGGATTGTTTATCATTTCCATATGTCATTTCGGAAATTTCATTATACGGAAAAGCCATTTCTTTTAATGAATTTAAATTCATTATCATACTATACTTTTCTTCTTCCGTTAAATAATATAATTTTAAATTGAATTTTAAACTTCTTTCTACTCCCTGATATCTATGTACTTTAAATGGAGAACCTATGTATCTAAAACTACTCCATTCAGGAGAAATATCTTCACTTATACCAGTTACTGCTCCTGGAAAAACTAATGTATAATTTTTACCATATGGTTTTATTTTAACATAAGTTGCTCCTAATGTTGCATTTTCTTTTAATGCATTATCTAAAGCTGAATCGGTTGGGTAATATCCACTAAGTAATAATTCTTTATTAAAATTATCTAATGATATAAATCCTTCTCTTTTTTCTGCTTTTACTGCAATATACTCTTCATTATTAGTGATTGAATTATTGATTTTATCATATGTAGTAAAATATTCAGAATTTTTTACATGTCCATTTTTAACATTTCCGTTTCCTGAATCCCTTCCACCTTTATATAATTTACCAGCTTCACCAAGTTTAGCGGTTGGGGTAGTTGCCGGTTTTAAATTCTTTTTTCTTTTACTAGTCAACACCCCCGTAACAGCTTTAGTAATTGCCTTTTTAGCTGCTGCTGTAGCTGCTCCAACTGCTTTAGCTCCTATTTGATTTAAATCTCCTTTAAGAATGCCAGATAATGCATTTGGACCGGATGGGAATTCACTTATGAAATATTCTTCACCTGCTTCAACTGCGTTTTGTAATGCCGAATGGTCACCTACTGATGTTGGTAATGTACCTTTAGTAACAGGTGCTCCTGTTTTTGATTCAAAAATTGTATCAGAAGGTCTATTTGCCGAACCACCTAAAAGTGCACCTAAACTTAATTTAGGAGGTTTATTACCATCCACTTTAGCATTATATACAGCTCCTCTTGTTGCTAAACTTCTTGCCGGGTCAACAGTTCCTTTTAATGATATTCTTGGAGTTTCCGTTCCATAGATTAATGGAGGAGTTACTAATTTTTTATAAAATAATACTCTTGGTCCGTTTGGATTAGCTTCAGCTTTGACAAAATCCATTATCTTACCACCCAAACCTTTATTTTTGTGGCCGCCGTTCCAAATGGTAACATCTTTATCACCACTTGCTTTTTTAAATAAATCTAGTATTGTTGGCATTAATAGTATTTTCTATTTAGTATAAATATCTTTATAATAAATTTTGGTTATGCCGTTCTAGCTACTCCGTAATTTCTGCGGGCTTGATTTAATAAGCTACTTCGTATTGCTCTACCATCCAATGTAACATCTTTACCTTCGCCGGCATTTTCCATAATTTTAGAAAGTATTTGTGTACTTAATCCTAAAAGTGCAACTTGCTCTTGCTGTAATTTTATACTATATTGCGATTCAGTTAACAATTGTTCTTGTTTAACTGTAACAGCTTTTTGTGCTTCAATTTGTTTAGTACCATTGGTAGCAACTACATCTACAACAGGCTTATTACCATCGGTTGCAACTTTTACTTGTGCAGCTGGGTCAACTTTTACAGCTTGTGCGGAAGGGTCAACTTTGGAAGCAGATACAGCTTTATCGTTCATAGAATATTTAGTGGATTCGTATGTGTACACCCCACCCATTCCAGCTACTCCGTATTTTGTTTCTTTTTGTGTATTTAATAACTTCATTGCCGAATCTATTTCGGCTTGAGATACTTTATATTTTTCTTTGTAATCTTCAAAATTACCACCTGTACCCTGAGCTTTTACAATTTGCTTGGCAATATTTTCTTCTCTTGCTTTTTGTAATTGGAACGCTTCTTGTCTAGCTTTTTCTTCTTTAGCAAACATACTTGTGTATGCGGTAGTAATAGCTTCCTGAATTTGTTGAGGTGTTTTGTTAGTTGCGTTTGCAAGAATTTCATCTTTCTTAGTAAGGTAATCTGCTAATCTCATATCAGTACCTTTGATAGCTCCACTACTTATTAAATTAGTTAAACTATTATCCGTACCTTGAACTGCTGCTGTAAATTGTTGTATACTTGCATCAGTTAATCCTTGTTTGTTTAAAGATGATGCGGTGCCGGACATTAAATTTGAACCAAAGCTTGAAGCTTGTTCAGCTATCATATCAACAGCCATTGCTTCTTTTGCATCTTTGTATCCCTTTTCTGCAATAAGTGCTCTATATTTTTGTTCTAAGAATACTCCATCTAATCTTTGAGCCTGTTCCAAAGTCAACATTATCATTCTCTGTCTTTGCTCAACTTCCAATAACTTAGCCCTTTGTTCTTGCTCTAATTTAAGTTTTGCTCCAGCATTTGAAATATCTTGTTTAAGTGCTCCATCTGCAAATGCTTTTCCTTTATTTTGTTCAGCTTTTAATTCACCAGTCAATCCACCACCTTTACCTTGTTGTAATCCCATCAATGCGGATATATCCATTCCGGTAGCTTGTGTTAATGCTTGCTTTTGGAATGCGTTCATTGCATTGATATCAACTCCACCCAATGCAGATTTAAGTGCTTGTGCACCTCCTGCTTGGTCTCCAGCCATCAACTTAGCTCTTACTTCGGATAAGTTTACATTCTTACCTAACATAGCTGATAAGCTCATCTCAGCTTTCATACTATCTTTGTAGTTCAATACCATCGAATCAGATGCCTTTGTCATCTGGCTCATTGATACACTCATTTTAGTTAATAATCCAGCTTGTTTTACAAAGTTTTCAGCTGTTCCATTACTAAATTTGTATATATCCTCACCTGCATCTTTTATTTGATTAAAGATTGCTTGCGGTGCTAAGTTATTTAAATTTGCGAATTGAGTTATTCCGGCAATTAAATTTTGTGCAGTTTCACCTGATGTCTTTCCCATCAATCGGAACATATTAGTCATATTCATCACATCATCGGCTGAACCTCCAAAGTGATATGCTAATCCTGCTGCTTGTTCGTTTAATTTAAAACTATCCTTTACACTACCACCAAATATAGATTGGAATTTACCAATACCCTCTATGATTTGTTTAGTAGAAGAACCAATTGCTTTAAGTGCTCTTTCTGATATAGATGAGTATTTACCAATAAAACTCATTCCAGATGCTTGAATATCTTTTCTTTTAGATAATTCAGCATCTAATGTTTCCATTGCCTGTTGGAATTGGAAATTTAATGCATCTTTTGTTAATCCTAATTGATAATCTAATTTATCTTTAACTAATCCTTGGTCGTAACTTAATTTATCTTGCTCTAAACTCTTATTGTAGTTTAGCATATCATCTCCCGCCTGCTGTCTTAATTGCATTGGGACTTTATAGTTGTACTCTGCGTTTAATTTACGCATTTGCTCAGTACCCTCTAAATCTTTTTGAACATTGGCGATATCATCCTGCCCCATCATTTTATTTCCGGTAAGCATTTTTGCACCAACCTTCAATTTGGCTACACCACCACTATCCCAAAAATCAAATGCCATTTTAGCCACACCTGCAATTGCCCCAATAGGGCCGGCCATTCTAAGTACACCACCTGCTAAGCTACCTAAACCACCCATAGCCTTACCCATCATACCGGCAGTTCCACCTCCACCACCCGGTGCTTTAAGATATCCCAACCCTTTGGCAATACTCTTATTCATCTTCATAGTAGCTCTTTTACCAAACACATTGTTAGTAAAATCATTGAGCTTACCCATTCCTAATTTAGAAGCATCTTTATTGAACCTATCCATCTGTCTAGCTTCTCTAGCAGCAGTGACACTTCTTCTTCTCGGAGCAGGAGTTCTGCCACCCCCTGCTCTACTTTGAGTATTTGTAGCTTCGTTAAATGTACCTACTGAACTTTGGAATGTGCTTATACTACGGACTAACCCATCAATACTCCTATCGAAATTTGTTATCGTTTCGTTAAGAGTACCAATACTTCGTTCTAAATTAGTATTACCGGAAGATGTGTGTCTGTTTCTTGCCATTATTAAAATCTATATCAATAAATATTAAATATAGTTTTTTATTTCCTTCTAACTGCGTTTGATTTGGAAGATACATTTTTACGAGCTGCATCTTCATACACCTTAGCTTCGGATTCTTTTGATTTTAATAACTCTTTCCAATAAAACTCTCTCAATTTAACTGGCATAAAGTAAACATCATGCCAATTAAATCCTCCATTTGAATTGTAAATTAAACTAAATATTTGTTTGTGTAAAACAACTCCGTAGTTAGTCGGCAGGGTAAAAAAAGTCAAGCCCCATAGGGATTCGGAGAGCCTCCGTCTCACCAGTAAAAGGGGATGTATATTCAAAAGATAAATCAACATCCGGAGTTAATGTTTGGATATACTTTCTTAAAGCTCTGGAATCAGCTGCTTGTAATTGGTTTACTACATAGTTACTGATATAACCAATATCCTTATTACCATTCACTTCAACGATAACTCTTCTCAAACGAGTAGTTACCTCATTACCTTGCTTTAATGCTTTTTCACTAGCTTCAATATCTTTATTGATGGCTAATTCATCAGCATGTGTAAGTAATTTGAATTTAATAGGAGTTTGTCCTTTAGGTAAAATGAATTCATATTCATTTTGTCTATTTAACAATTCTTCATTAACTTCTTTGATTTTCAATTTTGACATATCAACCACTACATCAACTGGTTCGTTTTCTCTAGGGTCTGTAATTGTTACACTATATTCGGGTCCGTATGCTAATACTCTAGTGGCTACTAATATAGCGTTTTTATCGCCAATTACTAAATCACCAGGTTTAACACCTGAATCCACAACAATTGAATCTAATAATCTATCTATCACAACTCCTTTTCTAATTAAATTAGTAGAAGTTAAGATATCTTCTTCTTTAGCTGTCAATAACTTTATTGTAATTTCACCAGATGATAGTGGATTACTTTCAGGGTATACCAATCCTTTAGATGGTAAACTTATTGTTTCAGTAGGGAATGGGAAATTCTTTTGTGTTTGAATTGGAGTACTACCCAATCCTCTCGTAACTTGTTGTTCAATTTTTTGTTGTTCCATAATAATAACTTAATGTTTGTATATAAGTATATATAAAACAAAAAAGGAGAACATTTCTGTCCTCCTTTCTACTAAGTACTATAAAAATTTTAATAATTAAACTGCCAAGAGTGGATACCTCTTAAATCTAATGCCAGAGTTGCCTCACTATATCGAGTTTCACTCACTAATCCATACCAAGCCCAATAATCCCAATTGACCTTATGAGGGTCATTATGCCCGTTGAACTCCGCCATCGCAATTAAGAAATCAACATACTCAACCACATTCATCGCAACAATTTCTTCGTTTTCCATATCTTTATCTTTTTATTACATAGTAAAGATAATACATTTCACAGCAAAAGTCAAGCTTTTTGTCATTTATTTTTAAAATTTGGAATGATTCTAAATAAGACATAAAAAAGGGATGTATTTCTACACCCCCTTTTAGTTATTTTAAAGTTTACAATTAGAGATTAGTACTCAAGAATTGCGTAGTCAAATGTTAAAGTTAAAGATATTGAAAGTGGGTCATTTGAAGCCCAATCTAATTCGCCGAAGTTTGCTGAAGAAATGAATGCTCCTTTAAGAGTCCATTGTTCAACTTTATCACCCACTGGTCCTAATAGGAAGAATGTTACATCTTTCTTATAGAAAGCTGCGTATCCATCTCTACCTGTTAATGATTCGTGAGATTGTCTTACCCATTCCATCACTTGCTGAGCTCCTGATGGTACGATTGGGTCGTAAAGAGTGATTTCCAAATCATCCCAATTGGATTTTCCTTTAATTTTTCTCTTTACATTTATATGGTCTAACTCAACTATCTCTGAAGTGAAAGTTGGTCTTGCTGCTGTTTTTATCATATATGATTCTATACCATCGATTTCCATAATAAATCGGTTACCCAATTTTGGTTCGAAATTCGTATAAAACATTTTGTCAAACTCTAATACTTCTGGCATCTTTTTGTCTATTTAATTGTTTCTATTATAAATATCTAATTTCTAAATTATCCGTTAAAAGCTGCTCCAGTTGGTAAGATGTTGAAATCAATTTGAATGAATTCAGCTGTCTTAGTTGGTTGTAAGTAGATAGCACCTTTCATAATGTTTCTATCAATTACATCAGGAGTATTATTAGTATCATCCATTACAACACGGAATGCGTACAAACCTTGTCTTTGTTGGATTGATTCTAAATAAGGATTAACGATGTTTAAGAATCTATTTCTTGTAGTTGCTGTGTTTTGTT